ACTGTCGGAGATGTGATTAAATGCCAGTTTCCTGAAGCGAGCGGTCTTACAAAAGGAGAAAAAAATCCTATTAATGAAGATAGCGCGATGACGACAGGCAATTATATGGTAACTAAATGTCGACATATGCTGACTTTCAATGAAAAAGCAGAATATGCACAAGGATTAGAACTCGTGAAAGACGGTATCGGTGGCATACCACAAACACACACAAATTAGAGGATGATAGATGCAAGTTCCAAAAATTTTTGAAGGCATAGTAGCAGAAGATCCGACTTCGGATCTCGGTTTAGAAGCTGATGAGCCGCAAACTGGCAGAGTGTTAGTGAGAGAAATCTTAGGTCACTCTAATCAAATCAGTTCTGAAAATCTGTTACCAGCATATATCGTGATGCCTACTGTAAGCGCGGGTGTTTCTGGAATCGGAATGAGTCCGACTGGCCTCCTAAAGGGATCTCGAGTCATGTGCATGAGACTTCCTGACGAACCATCAGCATATATTATTGGCGTATTAAACTATGCTCCCGAAGATAATCATAGCGTATCATCTTATGCTCGAGGACAGGGTGAACCAGAACTGAAAACACGTAATCGTATTCAAGGAGAAGGCGGTGCAGTGATTGAGCCCGCTTCAAAGTACAAAGCGAGATATCCATTTAATAATACGATGACTACTCGCAGCGGGCACATCTTAGAATTTGATGATACTCCAGGATCAGAACGTGTGCAAATCTTTCACAAGTCAGGATCTTATATCGAGATCTTACCAGATGGCACGATCGTCACAAAGTCTGTAAAAGATCATATTCAGTTAGCTTTTGGAAACATTTCCATCTTCAATCAAGGCGATGAAGATGGAGGTAAAGACATCGAGATCACTTCGAATCAAGGTAAAATCACTATCTCTGCACAGTCAGATGTTGACATCTATGCCAATCAAGGTAACGTAGGAATCTTTGCAAATAATGGCACAGTGTCTGTGACATCGAAGTCTGGTGCGGTGGACATTCAGGCTGCAATTATTGGGCTAAATGCATGAGAGCGATAGTTTATGTTCCAGAAGTACCCGGTTTAGAATGCAGCGCAAGCGGAAAGATATCTTTTCGTCAGCTAGAAGATTACTTCGTAGGCATCTCAAAGATTATTAGTCAGCTTAAACTACAAGCGAAGTTTATTCAAGACGAGTGTGGCAAAGAATTGATTCAGGCTATTCGTGACATCGAAAAGTTGGTAGATGATATCACTGGTATTCTGATGACTGACGTCATGAAGAAGATCAAGTCAAAAGAACAGGAGATGAAGTACAAAGTTCGCGAGTTCATGAAAGAAATAGACGTATGGTTTCAGAAGAAGATCGTAGAAGCTCTACTTAAGATTATTAGTATTCTTGGTATTCCGAATCCACTTACTACTCCAATTCCATTCATTACTGCTGTTACACTTATCGATGAAAACGGTAATCCTGTCCGTTATCAACCTGTGATCAAGGACTTCTTTACTAAAGAAGGTAAAGTCAAGATCAAGGCTGCAATGGCAGAGGACATCGAATCGATTCGTAAGTTCTTTGGTGATGGCAAATATGACGGTACTTTAGGCATCAAGAGTCCTGAACATGAAGCAGAAGAATTCTGGCAGAAAGCTTTGCGCTGGATGAAAGAACTGCTGAGCGATTTCATTGCAGCATGTATTAATGCCATGATCGGCTTACTGACTAAGATTCCTATCATCGGTCCTATCATTAAAAGACTCGGCTTATTCATCGATCCTACGAAGCCGATTAAAGAACAGCTGAAACTTCAGTACGAAGAGTTTAAGAAACAAATTAAGAAGTCCAAAGAAGACGTCTTATCTGGAAAGGCTTTCGAAGATCTCGGAGAAAAGTTACTGAATGAACTGATAGACTTTGTCTTGAATCTGCCGATCCCATTATTTGGAACACTCGGCAATCTAATTGGTTTCGATAAAGAACAGCGTAAGAAGAAAGAAACGATTCACTCGAAAGAAGAATTGTGGCATCGAATTGAAGATGCATTCGAAGATACCATGGAAAAGATCAAGAAATTCTTTCAAGGAGATTTGCTGGCGAAGATACATGATATCATATTGAAAGCCCCAGGTTGGATCCTCAATCAGTTTCCAATTGTAAAGAAAATCGTAAAGGCGATCAAGCTAATCATCGATGTTTGCCGCGGTAAAGTATCAATATGCGAGGTTTTAAATATCATTTTGAAACCTATATTCGGCATTCCTGATGCAATCTTAAAATTGATTCCGAATTGCATCGAAGTAAAAAGAACGAAGTACGGGTTAGAACCGAATCCTGAAGTATCTCCACAGTGGGCGAAACCGGCATGACAGATCAATATATGATTTCTGAGAATGGATATTTCTTTACGGATATCAATGCTCCGACTCCAGAGGTAGCTTCTTATGGGGATTTAAATCCTCCTGCTCCTCCGCCTTTTACTGTTCCAGAGCCAGGAGTTACTACGCTTGATGATGGAAAAGTAGTAAGATATGAAGACAGTGAAATGATCATGAACTACTTTGTGTATGATGGCAGTGATAAGCTTGTTTCATATCTCGAAACGAACAAAGCCACTGGAATCATGATACAGTATACCTTTACTCGAACAGCTGGTCCGCCGCTCGATGCCATCGGAAGCAACGAAGATTATCAAAACTTTGCTGTAACTGGGCAAGTAGAAGGTTTAAACGACGATGTGCCTAACGCTTCTATCGAAAACTATAGCGTTACAGAGACACGAATAGCGTCAATTGGGCCAGGCGGCGAACTGATTCCAGCATAAATAAGATAAAAGCAGGGTAATATGGCAGACAGAATAGACGCACTCACTACAAGAAAGACGACGCAGCGAGAGCCTGTGTTCACTGACTTTTACAATGACTTTAATATACATCCTCAGAACAAGCGTCTTGCCCTTCATACTGACGAACAAGCAGTAAGAAGATCGATGAGAAACATCTTGTCGACCAATACTAAAGAACGTCTGTTTAATCCAGAATTTGGCGGCGGCCTTAGAAGATTCTTATTCGAAGATATCTCTGTGATGACTGCAGATTTGATTAAAGATGCCGTAAAGGATTCTATTACTAAATATGAACCTCGCGCCAGAATCGTCGACGTCCTTGTAATATCAAACGAGTTTGCACATTCTTATGAAGTATCAGTCTATTATGAGATAATAAATAATGCAAACCCACAGACACTTCAGCTCACCCTTTATAGAGTAAGATAATGGCAAATTCTAGTATAGTCCTTACACAGTTAGACTTCGATTCCTACAAGGATTCGCTCAAGACATTTCTGAAATCTCAGGATAGATTTAAAGATTACGATTTTGACGGAAGCAATCTTTCTGTTCTTCTCGACGTACTTTCATACAATACATATCAGAACGCGTTCTATCTGAACATGATCAGCAACGAGATGTTCCTTGACTCTGCCAAGTTACGTGACAGCGTGATTTCACATGCCAAAGAATTAAACTATCTTCCCCGTTCTTTCAGATCCTCGTCGGCCGTAATTAAGCTTGTCATCACATCTGCAGATGCCGCAAAGAGATCGATCGTCATTCCAAAGGGCACATCGTTTACTTCGCGTGTCGACGACTTCACTTATAACTTTAGTACTACTGAAAACTATGTCATTACGAACAGAACTCCGTCAGGATCAAACTTTGTATATGAGAGCGAAGCAATTCGAGTATACGAAGGCAACTATCTGAGTGATACCTATACCGTAAACTATGATAGACCACTTAACTATAAGATCAGCAACAAGCGAGTGGATCTTGAAAGTCTGCTTGTGACAGTCTTCGAAGATAACGGTACGACTGTTCAAACTTATAAGAGGGCGACGTCACTCTTCGGCCATGACGGAAATTCAAAGGTCTTCTTCTTACAGCCAGGAATTGGAGACACGTATGAAGTGGTCTTCGGTGACGGAGTAGTTGGAAGAAAGCCAAAGAACAACTCCGTATGCATCATCGAGTACCGTACATGTAACGGCGAACTTCCAAACGGAGCATTCAAGTTCATCAATACGGCAAGAATCGACAACGAACCAAATGTTGTTATTGAAACTATTACTGCTGCCACAGACGGTGCGGTTGCCGAAGATCTTACATCGATCAAGTATAATGCACCTCGAGCCTTTACAACACAAGAACGCGCTGTGACTTCAGAAGATTATGAGAACCTGCTCAAAGCAAACTTCCCTGAAATCAATGCTGTTGTTGCATATGGCGGAGAAGATGCAAATCCTCCGCAATTCGGCAGAATCTTCTTATCGATCGACCTTCAAGAAGTTGACGGTCTTCCAAAGATTAAAGAAGCCGAGTACAAGAGATTCTTAAGATCACGTTCTTCTGTTGCCATCGAGCCGCTGTTTGTTTCGCCTGATTACACTTACGTATACGTGAATACAAATATCAAATATAACATCAACTTGACAGGTTTAAATCCAGAAGATATTCGTATAAACGTTATCGATTCTATTTTGAATCATGCTTCTACCAATCTCAATAACTTTGGTCGCACACTGCGCTATTCTAGATTCATTCGAGATATTGATGCAGCTGAAACAAGCATTATCAGTAACGAAACTGAAGTTGAACTCGTCAAGTATCTGACTCCGGTACTGAGTACGACAGTAACTTCTACTCCTACGTCAACTTCTGGTTCTCTTGTATCATTGGCAACTTCAGGCGTAGTGTCATCTGGCCAGAATGTAACGATTGACTTTAAAAATCCTTTAAGAAACGATGTTCCAGGTAAAGGTGCAGAGCACTTAATCGACGATATTCACATCGTAAGTTCTTCGACGTTCACTTACAATGGTCTGCCAAATTGTAGACTTGAAGACAACGGTGATGGTATCATGCGTATCATCAATACTTCTGGAACACAGCACAGAACCATTCTTGATATTGGTACTGTTGACTATGATACTGGTATCATCAGAATCGACAACTTTAATATTACTAATTATACTGGCACTTCTTTGAAAGTGTACGCTAAGCCACGCAATCTTGACATCACTTCTTCCCAGAACGTGATACTCAATATTCTTGAAAATGACGTCGACGTCACAATTGAACAGATTAGAGAATAATGAAGAACATCGAAAAAAGAATATCTCCGTTAATTCAGAGCCAATTCCCTTCTTTTTACCAAGAAGAGGGTGAGAACTTCATTGCGTTCACTCGGGCTTATTATGAGTGGCTAGAATCGACTAACAATCCTTTGTATCATGCTCGTCGACTGCCGAGTTATAGAGATATTGACGAGACTACAGACGACTTCATCGTTCACTTTAAAGAGAAGTATCTGAAGAACATTCAGTTTGATACTGCTACTAACAAGAAACTTCTTGTCAAGAACTCGCTTGATCTGTATCGTGCAAAGGGCACAGAACGTTCGATCGACCTCTTCTTTAAACTTGTGTATGGTACAGCCGCTGAAGTACAATATCCAGCAGAAAAAATCTTTCGTCTTTCAGACGGCGTATACGAGAAACCAGAATATCTTGAAATTGGATACTCGATCTATAATATCGACTATGTCGGTAAGCAAGTTGTAGGTCAACTTTCTGGCGCGAAGGCTTTCGTTGAGAAGTACATTCGTAGAAGAGTTGGTAAGGGCTTCGTTAACCTACTTTATATTTCTGGAAGACAAGGTGAATTTCGCAACGGCGAAGTCATTGGTCTAAATATCAATAATGAACCCGTATTCGATATTTCCAAAAGATCGAAGCTAATCGGTTCTGTGAAGAGAGTCACAGTTCAGACACGCGGCCGTGATTTTACTGTTGGAGATATCGTAAGATTTACGAATAGCGATCGCGGTCTCGGAGGTTTAGCACGAGTAGAATCTACTAATTCTCAGACCGGCCTTGTTGATTTTATTTTTACAGACGGCGGATATGGATACACGCTCAATGCAGAATCGATCGTCTCTGAAAAAGTATTAAACCTGAATGAAGTGGTTGCAGATTTTACTGCTGAAAACTACTATCGTCTGTTCGAACGCGGTGTTCAGCCTGTAGTCAATATTGCTTATACCTCTGCCTCATCAAACGTTTCAGTCGGTAATACTGTATATCGTTACGCTGCCAACGGCATGCTCGCCGCACAAGGTAGAGTACTCGAAGTTGCTCCTACTACAAATACTACAGGCTTTATCTCTGTATCTCATACTTCGGGTGTATTCGTTGGAAATGCCAACTATAGCACTGGAAGTAACAGCACAACTGGAACGACCTTCGTAGCAAATACTGTAACAGATAAGTCGATGTCTGGTAAGTTTATGAACGTGCCGACAGATTATGCTGTTGTTATTACTGCGCCTTCTTCTACATTTATTGTAGGCGATGTAGTACAGCAACAGAATGCAGGATATATTACTGCTTCTGGTACAGTAGCAAATGTGATCCAGCTAGAAGGCGAAGTACAACTTACTCTTACCAACGCTCGCGGCGCTTTCAAGAACAGCAAGCGCATGGCGGACTGGGATTACAAAGCTGGAACAGGCACAATCACTGCAGCTACTACGAGTAATGTAGTCACTGGAACATCTACTGCCTTTAATAACAACTATATCAACTCTACACTTTATGTCACAGGTAACGTGGCGATTGGTAATGTAGTAAGCATAACCAATTCAACTTCTCTTATACTTTCTACAAACGCAGCTGCGGCGGCAGTTGCAAATGTTCATAATTACGGTTTAACGTATAAGCTTATTAAGCAAAATGACAGCGGAACATATGCGAACGTAAGCTACGTAAATCTGAATGCTGGTTTGTATGACATCAAGAAACAAGTCCATGTCATTGCGTTCGATGAATGTTCTTCGAATAACGTCACCTTTGCGAATAACATCTACATCTACAACAGCGCGAATGCGATTGTTGCCGAAGGTACTGTGATCACTGCTAACTATAACACAGTATCAAACACCGGAACTTTGACGTTTATCTCGCGCAAGGGATATTGGAACGAAACTGATACAGTATACACCACCGCGAATGCAGACAACTTTAAGATTACATCTTATTCGCTCGATATCACTGGTGGCGACTACGTTCGTTCGTTCCCTTCCAAGATCATTGCTCCGCTTTCAAATACCACAGCTGATATCTCATCGATTAGTTTTGGTACAGGCGCAGGATTTGGTGTAGGTACGATCGGTGAAACCGAAGTCATCTTCATCGGTACGGATCTTATCGCGGCCAACAGCCAAGATACACTCGACTATAGTCGCCTTCAACTCTCTGTGACTGCGAATACTGGGTTCGATGAAGGTCAAAGAGTATATCAACAGATCCGCAAGGTTTCATTTAATCCTTCGACTGCTGCAAATGCAACGACAGGGTTTATTACTATTACAGATGCTAATACTTACTATATTGCAGGTGAGAGTGTTACATATGAAGTTGCTGCAGGAAATACAGTAATCAGTGGACTCGAAAGCGGCAAACCTTATTACGTTGCATTCTCAAATACCACTGGACTCATTCTTTCGAGTCCTGCGAACAAGTACATTCATATTAATAGCACGAGTTTCCCTGGTGAAAGCTTTGCGAATACATCATTCAATATTCCGGCATTCGCGGCGACTAGAGCCAACGAGTCTGGTCACTTCTTATATAAGACTGCGCATGCAACATTATATGATGTGACTGGAACGAATCTATTAATCAAGGATCCTATTCGCGACTTTGGTTTCACAAATACGACTTCTACACCTGCAAATAGCAATATCATTGTTTATGGTAACAATCTCGTGAATACTGCAATTACAGCAGTGACAGAATTATCGACGATTGCACAGGCGAATCAAGTGTTCGCTTCAGAGTTTATCTCTTCAGATGCTTTTGGATTTCCAAAGAATCCGCAAGGCAATTATCTAGATAATCTGTATGCATGTCTGACATTTGGTAGATTTGAGATCGGGATTATTGGATCCCTCAATCAGATCAATCCAGGTGAAGACTATAACGTCGATCCATTTGTTCTTGCGCATCAGCCATATATTTCAGGTTTCGATCGCAAAGACTTTGTCATTACGTTTGAAAATGCAACGAGAAACTTTGTTGCTGGAGAAATAGTAAATCAATCTCAAGCAAACCTCAAGTTCTACGATCTGAAGGTTTCTTCAGGTGCATACAGTAATACGTATGATGCCAAGACATTTACTGTACAATCTCAGTACGAAGCCAACGGTTCATCAGAATTCATTTTCTATCGTAACATCACATCTTCATTTAATCCTACAGACGAAGTCAACTCAAATACAGATTTTATTACAATCACTGGCAACGAGTTTGCGGCGAATGATCTTGTTCGTTACTTTACTGATAATGCGAATACCGCTGTGACAGGTCTATCGAACAACAGTTTCTACTACGTATTGACTTCTAACTCTACGGGTGTTACTCTTACAACTGAAGTAGCCAATACACTTGCAAGGGTGAATATTACGCAGAGCTCGAATGTCGCAGAGTTTAACTCAAATACTGACGTACAAAATAGTAATGATTTTATTCAAATCGCGACTGCGAATACATTATTTGCCAACGGCGGTCAAGTCAGATATGTCGTGACAGATGGAGTTGCAGCGGTTTCTGGCCTTGAAGCGAATGCTCTGTATTATGTTCGCTATGCAAATAGCACCGGCTTGGCGCTTTCAACTACAGCTGGCGGAGCCAACGTAGATTTGGCAGCAGCAAATCCTGGAGGCGTTGGTCACTTCCTTCGAAGCTATAACCCTGATTTGATTGGTCACCAGCTACGCAGCTATACGAACGAGTTCGCGAACGGTCAAATCGTTCAATACAGAATTCCGAATGGTAACACTGCTATCAGCGGTTTGACAGCAAATGCTGTTTACTACGTTGTTGCTGCTAACAATGTAGGATTTAAGTTAGCTTCTACTTTAGATGGATCTGCAATTGATATCACTGCCAACTCGACTGGCGGAGAATCACATACGATCGCAACTCTTCCAGGTTATCTTCCAAAGGATAAGTTGTTCCAGAATGTTGGCGGAAACATTGTCAATACGACTGTCTCTTCAATCTTCTCGAATACTACTGGCAATTATGTCAGAGTGACTGGAAACACTGCACCTATTACAAATAACGCTTTGCTATATTCTTATACTGTACCGACAGCGAATGGTCTTGTCTCGAGTGTAAGTCTTTTCGAGATTGTATCGACTGCGAAAGCCATTGTAAAATCAAGTAACAGTTCTCAGATGCTTGCCAAGAGAATCACATTTGAAAACACCTGGTTGCCGAATGAGCCAATGATCGGCGAAGTCTCTGGTGCCGAAGCTGATGTGATAGGCGTGACTGAAGATATCACAGAATTATATCCTATCGGATTGAATGCAGATATTACGGCAAACGTTGTGACATCGGACGGTGAAGTCACCGCTCTTCAAGTCATCGATTCAGGTTTTGCATATTCGAATGGCGAAATCGTTGACTTTGTATCAGAAGATAATCTGAGAGCTGGTACTGCAAAGATGGTTCTCGACGGTCATGGCATTGGAATCGGATATTACAGAAGCTCAAAAGGATTCTTGTCTGACGATATCTACGTGCACGACGGAGACTATTACCAAGAATATTCATATGAGATTCTATCGAAAATCTCGGTAGATAGATATGCTGACATGTTCAAGAAGGTCATGCACACGGCTGGAACGAAGTTCTTTGGATCTGCATTGATCATAGAAGAAGCGAATGCTGCGCTCGCACTGTCGAGTATTTCTACAGGCCAAGAAATCCAATTTAACTCGAATGACGACGTTTCGACTCTGAATGATACTATTCAGACAGACATCGAAGATGCTAGCTTCAAGTTTAAGGTAATGGATGTCAACAATGATACTGATCTGATATCGTTAGGGACTAATCCTTATTATACCACATTCCCACTAAATGTACATGATTATTTACAGTATACTACGTCGGAAGCGCAAACACTTGGTGTAGGAACTTCTTCGAGCCTATCTAATAATGAGTACTATTACGTAGTGTTCGCAAATACAACAGGCATCAAGATCTCTGAAACACGAGGCGGTGATGCTCTAAATCTGAATACTGTTGCAATCAGTAATACGCTCGAACTTCATACGCTAACGAAAGTTATCAATCCGTTTGCGAACGGCGACTTGGTTCTTTACACCACATCGAATACGGTTGTGCAAGGTTTAACCAATTCTACTTCTTACTATGTTGTAAATACTACTCCAAATACGGTGAAACTATCGTTAACCGCGAATGGAAGTCCTATAAATATAACAGCAAATGGCAGCACCAGCGGAGACATCAACGCTGGTCACTTCTTGACAAAGACGATAGAGGAATAAATGGCAGTAACACAAAAACTCATTACGAGTAGTTTTAATGTAGCGGCAGCTGCAAACTTCATGAATAGCTTTGCTAACAATGATTACTTTGTGTATGCCGCTCGTCATATTCCTTATACTGGCAGTGACACGATCATTCCTGTTCCGAACAATAGTGTGAGAGATACAGACACGAACGTCTATGACAACATGATCTTCGCAAAGAGAATTTCTTCTGGCGATGTAGTTCATATGGCCAAGAAGAGTTTGTGGGAATCAAATACGCACTATGCAATGTATGATCATCTTGATGGAGATCTTGAAACCAAGAACTTCTTTATCACTGTCGATGACGATACAGAATACAACGTTTGGAAGTGCTTGTTCAACAAAAGCACTGATACTATCAATGTCAACTCGACTGTTGCACCTTCTCGCGTAGGCAGTGCCGCTGATCTCAATCCTGTCGAAACAGGCGATGGTTATGTATGGAAATACATGTACACCATCACAAAATCTCAGTATGAAAAGTTTGCTACTTCGCAATACATTCCTATCATTGCCAACACCGCGGTGATCGATGGAGCAACTCGAGGAACGATCGAAGTCATTAAGGTAGAAGATCCTGGTGCGGGTTATGACAACTATATCGCCAGCGGTACACTCTTAACTTCAGATATTACTGTTCAGGGTATTCCAACATTCTATGGTGCACCGGCGACCGCAGTATCGATCGATGACTACTATCAAGGTTGCGTCATGAAGATGACTTCTGGCCTTGCTATCGGAGAATATCGTAGAATCGTTAACTACGAAGGTACTGCTGCTCAGAAGAAATTCATTCTCGATTCATCGTTCCTTATTACTCCAGAGGCTGGTGATACTTACGAAGTATATCCATATGCATTCGTTTGGGGAGATGGCGAAGAATCAACTCCAGCCGAAGGAATCGTGTATATCGATCCGGCTTCGACAAATTCTATTAGTAGAGTCGAACTGCTAGCGGTAGGTGAAAACTATAGAAAGGCTGAATCATATGTTTCTGAACAGCCTATTACTATTCCTCCATCAATTTTCGATGAAACATTTATTCAGCTTCCACCAGTTGTGTCAAGCTCTACGTACTTTGCACCCGCATCTTTACGTCCAATCATTTCTCCAAAGAATGGCCATGGCTCAGATCCTTATAACGAACTCTTTGCAAAAAGAATATGCATTAGCGCTAAGTTTAATAATAGCGAGAGCGGTATCATTTCCACAGAAAATGACTTTAGACAAGTCGGCGTAATTAAGAATCCGTTATTCACCGAAGTTGATATGAATATCAACAATGTAATTGGTCCAGGTTTTTCTGTCGGCGAGAAAGTCTATCAGTATAGAAAGCTAAAGCTACACGGCAACGTTTCAATTACAGCAGCTAGCACGACTATTGAAAAGACAGACTTTGGTCTTCTTTCGACTACTGCTACTATTGTAAATGGCGGAACAGGATACAACAGCGTTGCTAACAACCAGCTCGTCTTTAATGACTCTGAAACCGATGGAACAGGCGCAGCAGGCACATTCGCAAACAATGGTTCAGGAGTTATTACATCTGTTACAATTACTAACGCAGGTTCTGGATATACTTCAGCTCCTCTCGTTACGATTAACGGAGATGCAAGCGTATCAGGATCGAACGGAGTTATTACTGTAGCTCTTAGAAATCCGGATGCTCCTACTTACAAAGATGCCTTTGAAGTCGGTGACTATGTTCTTGTTACCGATGGTTCGAACAACTACATCTCGACCGTGGCCAATGTTCCACAAGACTATCGTATTACGACCGCGAATACAAATAGCTCGTTTACAGCAGAAGATTGCGAAGTGTCAGCTATCGTCGTAGAAGCGAGCGGCATCGTATCATTCTCTGGATCAAATCAGATTGAATTGTCAAATGTCGCAGGCGTGTTTACTTCTGGAAGTCGCATCATCGGAGTTGGTGGCATGTCAGGAGACACAGTCGTTCCTGTATCGGGTACGACAGCAACTATTACTGGAACGATTGAAATTAATGATAGAAATGCGAGTGCCTTCAACTACTCTCGCCAGCTAACTCGCCTCATTGGTACATTTAGCTCTGGCGGTGTACCGTTCCTCGAAGACGAAGAGATTAAGCAAGAGAGTCTCATTTCATATGCACAACCTCGCGGCAGAGTACACCATCTCGACGAGATCGAAGGTTCTGACATACTATGGATTAGTAATAAGTCGGGTATCTTCAATCTTGATCCTCGCGGAGTAAGAGATATCGCGGGCACAATATCTTCTGCAGAGCTTTCCCCATTATTGAATAAATACCCTGGAGACTTTGTAGTCGGTAGCGGAGAGGTTCTTTACTTAGAGAATCTTGATCCTATCGCTCGTAACGATAACAAATCAGAAATTATAAAGATAGTATTGGAGTTTTAATTAAATGGCTCTGGAAACCAACCTAAACGTATCTCCTTATTTTGATGACTTCGACGTCAAGAAGGACTTTTATAAAGTCCTGTTCCAGCCTGGTGTCGCAGTCCAAGCACGTGAGCTTAACCAGCTCCAATCAATCTTGCAAAATCAAATTGAGAAGTTTGGTGACAACGTATTCAAGCGCGGCACAATCATTGATGGTTGTACGATTACTAAGCATGATAAAGTTCCTTACATCAAGATCAACGATCTGACGACCGATGGTCTACAAGTCGATGTCACTCTTTATAACAATCTGTATGTCAAGAACTCTGCAAACGTCGAAGCATACATTGTAAAGACTGCAGCAGGCCTACAATCTCGTTCGCCAGATTTGAACACACTGTTTGTCAACTATATCAGTTCGGGAACAGATTTCGAAACAGATTCATTTGCCGCAGATCAGACTCTTACTGTTTTCAATAAGTCTTATCCTATCTTCAATATCAAAGTAAACGATGGCTCTTCGAAGTTTAGTAATAGCGACACGGTTGTAGTGATGTCTGCGATTGCCTTGCAGAATAGTACTGGTGGTGCTGCAGCCGCTGCGAGCTTTGCGGCCGGATCTGTAATTCAGAACGGTGTTGCAAATGCCGTGATTATCGAAGCTAACACAACTGCAAATAGCTCCGCTCTTATCTTGAAGGTGAGACCAGAATATGCAGATCTTCAAACAGCTAATACGATTAAGTTCCGCTTCGCAGCCGGAGAATCTGTTCGTAACTTCACATCTGGTGTATCTGCTAACGTAATTGCAATTGTTGGTTCAGGAGCGGTTGGTTCACTTACAACAGACAGTCTAGGTAAAGTTACTGCAGTTCAGATCATTGGACAGGGTTCAGGCTATTATGTAGAACCACATGTTACTATTGCAAACAACTCGACAACATCTACGTTTACTGCCACAGAATTAGGCGAGCTTGAACTTGCGGCGGAAACATTCCTTGCTACGATCCAAGTAGCAAACGCAACAGCTGTTCCTATCGGAACTGGTTATGGCGTTACGATCGGCGAAGGCACAATCTATCAGAAGGGTTTCTTCTCGAGAGTTGCTTCTCAATTCGAGGTTGTGAACAAGTATTCGAATACTGGATTTGATAAGTCTGTCGGTTTCTATACAAACGAAAGCATCGTCAACTCGAATCAAGATCAGTCACTTCTTGACAATGCCACTGGTACTTTCAACTTTGCTGCTCCTGGCGCAGATCGTTTGAAACTGACACCAGTCATCAGCGTACTCACAAAAGCAGAAGCTGATGCAAACTCAGAATTCCTTCCAATCATCGAGTTCACAGATGGTCGTCCATATCGTGTAAACCAAGATACTGTCTATAATGTTATTGGCCGTCAACTAGCAGCAAGAACTTATGAAGAATCTGGCAACTATGTCATCGATCAGTTCCTTACACTGACGAAAGATTCTGGTACATTCTCAGATACTGCAAACCTTGTGAAGATGAATATCGATCCAGGTAAAGCTTATATCAACGGTATTCGTATCGAAACTATCGACAACTATAAGCAAAACATGGATAAGGGTACAACGAAGCTGAATGATCCTGCTTCGCAAACTCGTCTCGGTTATGGTAACTATTTCGAAGTCGATGAACTTGCTGGTTCGTTTAACTTTGATATCGGCGGAGAAGTCGAGCTTCATAGCACAGCCGCTAATTATCTTAGCACCGGTTCGACTACCATCACTAGCCCTGCCGCGAAGATCGGTACTGCAAGAATTCGTACCTTTGCTTGGCAAAGTGGAGATGTAGGCAATGCAAATGCCGTTTACAGAATGTATCTCTTCGACATTAAGATGGATGCAGGTAAAAACACAAAAGATGTAAGAAGCATCTATTCTAGCTCAGGAAATAAAGCAATTGCTGACACGGTAGTTAGTGGTGCACTCGGAGCGGTGCTTTACGATACAGTCGACTCTTCGCTTCTTTTCAAGCTGAAGAATGCTACGTCAAATGTGTCGAACATCACATATC